CTCCCACAAACATGGTTTGACGAGGAGCGGTGCTTTGATGGACTTGAGGCTCTGAGGCAGTACCAGCGGGAGTATGACGAAGATAAAAAGGCGTTCAGGCAGACCCCAAGACACGACTGGACAAGTCATCCCGCGGATGCCATGCGGATGCTGGCTATTGCGTGGCGCATTGAACCCAAGGTCAAGCCACCGGATGTTATCAAGCCTCTGATGGTTGGCCCAGAGAACACAGTAACACTAAACGACATGTGGGCGACCCACAGAACCATTAGGAGCAGCAGATTATGAGTGGCGTATCCAATCCCTATCGTTATCAATATGAGCACGTTGCAGCTTCACAGACCGCGCAGGTCTTGGGCGGTACAGGTGCAGTCGGTGATTATTTGCACAGGTTGATTTGTACCGTCTCGACCGCAGCAACGGGCAACGTCTTGATCGTTGACGGTTCTGGAACGGGCATCTTGACGCATACCATACTGCCCGCGCTTGCAGGTACAGGCATCAACGTTTACAACATTGAGATCAATGCTGTGAGCGCAAACGGTGCGTGGAAAGTCACTACCGGCGCAGGCGTTGAGGTCATGGCTGTCGGGATCTTTTCTGCATAATGAATAAGCCGGGGCTATACGCCAATATCCTAGCCAAGCAGGAGCGCATTAAACAAGGCTCAGGCGAGCGTATGCGTAAGCCTGGTTCCACCGGTGCGCCAACTGCCGACGCTTTCCTCGAGTCGGCAAAGACTGCAAAACCAGAGAAAAAGAAATGACCGCGGCTTGGCAACGCAAGGAAGGCAAGAACCCTGCTGGCGGTTTAAACGCCAAGGGCCGAGCCTCCTACAAGGCCGAAACCGGCGGTGAACTCAAGCCTCCCGTGAAGGCTGGCGACAATCCCCGCCGCGCCTCGTTCCTTGCTCGCATGGGCAATATGCCTGGACCAATGGAAAAAGATGGGAAACCCACCCGTCTCGCATTGGCACTCAGGGCATGGGGCGCATCCAGCAAGGCCGAGGCTAAGAGCAAAGCCGCAGCAATCAGCGAAAGAAACAAATAAATGGAACCAACCAGCACCGGCGTTCAAAAGTGGCTCCACGCAGTTGCTGCTTACGATGGCGACTTTAAAAAGTGGGAGCAGCGCACCCAGAAGATCATTAAGCGTTATCGGGATGACAACAGAAGTCAGGCAACCAGCGAAACCGCAAAGTTCAACATTCTCTGGTCAAACGTCCAGACCTTAATTCCCGCTGTTTATGCCCGACTCCCGAAAGCCGACGTTTCCCGCAGGTTTGGCGACAATGACCAAGTTGGGCGGGTGGCTTCGCAACTGATTGAGCGAGCCTTAGACTTTGAGATTGAGCATTACCCTGATTTCCGATCAACCATGAAATATTGCGTTGAGGACAGGTTTCTGGGCGGCAGGGGCGTTGCGTGGGTTCGGTATGAGCCTCACGTTCGGGCGCAGGACATCCCCGAAGACGGGGTTCAGGTGACCGAGGACGTTGACGAACCTGAAGAGGGAATGCAGACCGATGCTACTGCCGGTGAAGTTGAGCCGATGGAGGAAATTGAGTACGAATGCGCTCCTACTGACTACGTTCATTGGAAAGACTTTGGACATTCACTAGCAAGAACATGGGAGGAGGTGACCTGCGTCTGGAGGTGGGTGTACATGACACGCGATGCCTTGATCGAGCGTTTTGGCGATGAAATGGGCAAGAAAATCCCATTTGACGCTGGCCCTGACACGCTGAAGACTTACGGACAATCCACCAAAGAGCACACGCGAGCCAAGATTTGCGAGCTTTGGGATAAGGAGTCTGGGAAAGTCTACTGGTTCAGCAAGTCTATGCCGGAGCTAATCGACGAACGCGATGATCCTCTGGAATTGCAGGGATTCTTCCCATGCGCCAGACCTTTATATGCAACGATGACCAGCGACACGCTTGTGCCGGTCCCCGACTTCGTTCTTTATCAAGACCAAGCAGTAGAGCTAGACATCCTCTCCGACCGCATCGACGGGTTGGTGAAGGCTCTGCGGGTGCGTGGAGTCTATGACGCAAGCCAGCCTGCCTTGCAACGTCTGATGACCGAGGGCGAGAACAACGCTCTTATTCCGGTTGATAAGTGGATGGCGTTTGGGGAGAAAGGCGGTCTTAAGGGCAGCATTGACCTCCTTCCGCTAGATACCCTGGCTGATGCCTTGCTGCAATGTTATCGAGCTAGGACGGAGATCAAGAACCAGATTTATGAGATTACCGGATTGTCTGACATTATTCGCGGTGCATCTATGGCAAGCGAAACCGCAACTGCCCAGCAGATCAAAGGGCAGTATGCCAGTCTAAGACTGAGGGCGATGCAGGAGGACGTTGCGATGTTTGCAACAGAATTGCTCAGGCTGAAAACCGAGGTCATTTGCAGCAAGTTCCAACCGCAAACAATCCTGATGTATGCCGCAGCGCAGCAGATGCAACCGGCTGACCAACAGTTAATCCCGCAAGCTCTGGAACTATTGAAAGACAACCCCTTGCGGAGTTTCAGGATTGAGGTTGCCGCTGACAGTTTGGTGCAGATGGATGAGCAACAAACCAAGCGAGACAGGATTGAGTTCATCCAAGCGTTCGGTGGGTTCCTGAAGGAAGCGTTGCCGGTTGCCCAGGCTAGCCCAGCAATCACGCCGATGCTGGTGGAGGTGATGAAGTTTGGTATTGGAGCGTTCAAGCAATCCAAACCAATTGAGGGAGCCTTGGACGCTGCTCTGGATCAGATGAAGCAGCAGCAAGCGCAACCGCAACAACCTCGACCTGATCCAGAAATGATGAAGCTACAAGCACAACAGCAAGCAGACCAGATGAGGGCGCAGGCCGATATTCAAGCGGCACAGGCAAAAGCGCAGTTTGATGCACAGATCCAGCAGGCGAAGATCCAAGCAGAAATGCAGATTGAGCAGATGAAAGCTCAAGCCGCGGCACAAACCCAGGCGCAACGTCAGCAATATGATGCAGCGATGGCACAGCAAAAGCTCCAATCTGAGGAGCAATTCAACCGCTGGAAGACCGAGCTTGAAGCGGCAACCAAGATCATGGTGGCAAGAATTGCGGCTAATCCTAGTTTGGACATTCCCGCAATTGAGGCGCAGCAGGCAGCATCTGAGAAGATAACAATGGAGCTGGGTGACCATGTGAAAATGGCGATCGACCGCATGGCAGGAATGCATGATGCAATGCTCGGACGGCACGACCAGACCATGAACCAGATGGGCGGCATGATGCAAATGCTGGCAGCACCGAAACGGATTGTGCGCGGTCCAGATGGTCGAGCGGCTGGCGTGGAGATAATCACCCAATGATAGTTACCACCACAAAAGGCGAGATGGATGACTCTTTGCTGGAGAAGCGGGAGGGCAATTACGACGACGACAACGAAAGCACCGTCTGGATTGAGTATTACCTAGATGCAGAACTGGTCCACAGATCGGCACATGTAAGGCTGAAAAGGCCGATGGTTTCATTAACAGAGGTTGGGGGATTTAATGGCTAACTCGCAGGCAATGTGTACCAGTTTTAAGGGCGAGATTCTGTCAGGCATTCATGCGCTAGGAACGACTGTTATCAGAGCAGGGACGGGTGCGGATACCTTAAAAGCTGCCTTGTATCTGGCAAGCTCAAGCCAAGGGGCGGCAACAACTGCTTACGGCGTTTCCGGCGAGGTTTCGGGCGCAAATTATACGGCTGGAGGAATAACCGTCACGAATGCGACCGCCCCGACAACCAGCGGAACAACCGGATATTGGACCCCGAGCGCAAGTTTCAGTTGGACCAACGTCACTCTGGCAACGGCGTTTGATGCGGTGCTGGTCTATAACTCAACGCAAAGCAACAAGGCAATCAGCGTTCACACGTTTGGAAGCCAAACCATCACCGCGGGAAATTTTTCGCTGACTATGCCAACAAATGACAGCACGAATGCGCTGCTCAGAATTGCATAAATGGCTCAAGGCCCATGGGGAACAGGAACGTGGGATGCCGCGCTCTGGGATAGCCTTCCCGTCACCGGAAACACGGGAACCGGATCTGCCGGCAGCTTGGGCGTTACACGTTCCGAAACCTTATCGGGCATGGCTGGGACGAGCGCATCCGGTGCAGTATCACCGACCATCACGATTGCGCTTACGGGCGTGCAGGCTACGGGAACGGTGGGTAATGAAGGCGTTAGCATCACAATTGCACTTACCGGCGTTTCAGCAACTGGGAGCGTAGGAAATGTCAATCCATCTGCAACTGCATCTCTTACTGGTTCAGAAGCGACGGGAGTGGCGGGAAACGTCACCGTTTACGCGCCCCCCATTATCATCATTGATGACACGCACGATGGCGATTACAAAAAGAGAAAGTGGGCAGAAGAACGAGCAACCAAAGAAAAACGCAAAGCAGAAATAATTAATCTTTACGAACGGATTGTAGAGGGCAAGCCCGAGGCCGCAGCCGAGATTGTGGCCCCGTATGTAAAGACCAAGGCACAAGGGCAGAAAACGGCTCCGCTGGTTCGGCAAATAGATTTTGACAAGTTAATGCGGGATATAACGAAAGTTGAGGCTCTCTACAAAGAGCATCTTGAGATGGACGATGAGGAGGTTTTGGCCCTGTTATGAGAAAACGATGGATTTACAAGGATGGCGAAGCGTATGAGGTTGGGGAATATGAGGCCGAGCCGCAGCACTACATCCTGCCCGATATTCAGCCTTATCAGTCAATGGCTGACGGTTCAATGATTACCGGCAGGCGGCAGCACCGTGAACACCTGAGACAGCACAATTGCATTGAAATTGGCAACGAGTCAATGGAAAGTAAGGTGGAGAAACCAAAGGACAACAGGAGAGATATTTTGCGGGAACAACTCGCAAATATGACGCATTCCGATGCAAACAAGATTCTGAACAAATTACGCGACGACTTTCGATTCACCCGACGATAACCCCCACAGGGAGAGCAAAATGGCAGACCTAAACGAGATAGTCCCAGTTGAAAACGGCGATGCAAGGCGAGATTTGCTAGAAAAGCAATTTGACGAAGTAGCAGAACCTGCAAAGGCAGAAGCACCGCGAGATGAGGCGGGTAAGTTTGCCCCCGCACCGGAGGAGGAAGCACCAGCCGAGGAACCAGTCTGGAAACGACCACCGGCAAGTTGGAAAAAGGATTATCACGAGGTTTGGCAGACCGCCGATGACCGGCTGAAAGAATACGCCTGGACCCGTGAAGAGCAGATGAAGGCTGGAGTCGAGCCGCTGAAGGCAAAAGCGCAGTTTGCCGACCAGATGCAGGAGGTGGTTCAACCCTTCATGCAGACGATTTCAGGGTTGGGAATTGACGCTCCCAAGGCGGTCAAAGCCTTGTTGGAAGCCGATCACGCATTGCGATACAGCACACCAGAACAGAAATTGCAACTATTTAATCGACTTGCACAGCAATACGGTGTAAATTTAGGCCAGATGGAGGGTTTGCCACAACAAACCCTTGCAGATCCAGCAGTTTACGCACTACAAAACGAACTGAATGCGGTTCGTGGCGAAGTGAATACTTGGAAACAGCAGCAAGAGCAGGCCCAGAATCAGACGCTTTTGGGGGAAATTGGTCAGTTTTCCCAGAAGGTAGAACATTTTGAGGAAGCTCGGCCTGCCATGATTCAGCTCCTACAGAGCGGCATGGCGACTGACCTGCAAGACGCATACGAAAAGGCAATACGCCTTGATCCGAACCTATTTGATGCGGTCCAACAAAGCAAACAAGCTGAAGTTGATGCAGCGAAGAGGATGGCAGCGAATAAGGCTGTTAAGTCGGCTCGGGCGGCAGCGGTCAGCGTTAAAAGTTCCACACCAGGAACGGCTACGACAACCAAAGCGCAAGATCGGCGGTCACTTTTGGCAGAACAGTTTGATGCCGTAAGCGAACGTCTTTGATTCATCTGATAAGGAGATAAAAAAATGGCTTTCGCCAACTCTTCGATCAGCGACATCATTGCGACAAACATCCAAAGTCGTACTGGTGAGCTGGCCGATAACGTAACAAACAACAATGCCCTGCTTCGCAGGTTGAAAGAACGCGGAAACGTCAAAACTTTCAGCGGTGGTAACGTAATTTTGCAAGAAATTATGTACAACGACACAGCAACGAATAATACTAATTCTTATTCGGGCTACGAAGTTTTGAACGTGAGCCAGAACAGCCCGATTAGCTCGGCGCAGTTCTCAATCACTCAATACGCTGCTGCGGTTTCGATCAGCGGTCTTGAGATGATCCAGAACAGCGGCAAGGAAGCGATCATTGACCTGCTTGACGGTCGGATGAACGTAGCCGAGGCGCAACTGGCAAACCGTATCGGTTCGGATATTTATCTGGACGGAACCGGCAACAGCGGCAAAAACATCACGGGTTTGGGCCTGGCTGTTCCTGACGCGCCTAGCACCGGAACCTATGGCGGCATTGATCGTGCCACTTGGACCTTCTGGCGTTCGGTTGCTTATTCTGGCGTAACGAATGGCGGCGCGGCTGTTACTGCATCCAACATCCAGCAATACATGGATACGGTTGCGGTTCAGTTGATTCGCGGAACGGACAAGCCTGATCTGATCGTTGCGGATAACAACTATTACCGCCTCTATCTGCAATCGTTGCAGTCGATTCAGCGTATTTCTGATTCGGGTTCTTCAATGGCTGGTGCTGGCTTTGCCTCGCTGAAATATTACGGCGCAGGGATGGCATCTGATGTTGTTCTGGACGGTGGTATTGGTTCGGCGGCAACGGCAAATCATATGTGGTTCCTGAACACAAAATACATCATGTTCCGGCCCCATGCGGATCGTAATTTTGTTCCGATTGGTGGAGAACGTCAGGCGGTCAACCAAGACGCTATCGTCAAGTTGATTGGGTGGGCTGGCAATCTTACCTCCAGCGGTCCGCAGTTCAGCGGCGTGCTGATAGCTTAAGGAGATAAAAAAATGCCTACATTCAGCGTTAGCAATACCATCGGCGTGACCCTTACCAACGTAGATACGACTTCCCAGTTTACGACTGGGACCGTTGTAAATACGTCTGATGGGAGTCAGGCTATTTATGTGCAAGCTCTTTCGGAAATCAGCACCTATGCTGCCGTTGCGGTTTATGACACGCAAAAGGCGCAGATGCTGACCACGACGCTTGCAGCTACTTGCAAGCGGGTTGGTTTTGCACAAACCTCCATTGCCTCCGGCTATTACGGGTGGGTGCAACTGGGCGGCAAAGTGCTTGTCAACCTGGCGGCGAACGCAGCTCCAAGCGTACCGCTTTACACCACCGCAACCGCTGGCGTCTTGGATGACGCTGTGGTTTCGGGCGGGATTGTGTTTGGACTTGTGGCGACAACCTCAATATCCAACGCAACCGCGGTAACTTGCATTGCAGGCTACCCGCACATAGGTTCCGGTATCGCTGGAACCTAATGGAAAAGCTGGAAATCAAGATTAGGGCAGCGGGTACGCCAGGCGAGAATGCTGGTCACATCCGGTCTGCCCTGTCTCGAAACCTTCC